AATATATCTAATGTATACCCTTTACTATGTAATTCATTAAAATGGTAAAACGTTAGTGTTGATAGTTTGTTCATCATTGGAGTTAATTTTATCCTTATTTATTACAATAATCTGTGCAGGTTTTCTATTTACATACTCCCAATATTCCTGCTCTTCCATCATTTTTTTCTCAAGCAAATATATGTATTCTTGTTCAGAAACTCTTTCAAAATCTTCATAAAAATTAACAACTTGCCCATCCGTAGAAAACCCATGTTCCTTGTTTTTCATTTGTTGACTTTTTATAGGTGATTTTAGCAGTTAGAGAATTACCTTTCTCAAGCTTTTTTTCTATTTTTACATGCGTTTCAGCTTGTGTTTTCTCTGTATGTTGACGAGCTCTAGTTACAGCATCACCCTTTTTATTAAATGATGCTATAAAATTACCACTCCAATCTTCATATACACAATATAAAAGTATCCACTTTTTAGTGCCTTTTTCAACAATATGCTCTACACATGTTTTAATTTTATTAACATTAATTTTAGGTTCCTCTATACAGATACATTCTGCTCCTTGACGTTTATTAAGTGTATCTAGTCTTTCTTTAATATATGAATTTAAAGATTTATTACTAGATTTGAATTTATTAGTAACATCTGTAAATCCTGGTGTTGAGTTGATAGCACCACTGTACCCTTGTTGGTGACCATATTCAAGTTCTGCATCTTCTACAGCTCTATTATAAGCGTCATTAGCAGATTTACCTCTTGAATATATTTCAAATAATTCTGATCCCATATACTTATGTTTTACTTATTAATGCCATCCAGAAAATTGGTTGTAAAGCTTCTTCAAACTTTTCTTTAATTAATTCTCTTGCAGCGTCTTCACTTTCTGCTGATTGAGTTATTCTATATTTCTGATGTGCATCTTCAGAACCATCATTTGGATCTTCAGATGTTACAATAAATATGTAGTCTTGCATAAATTTAAATTAAGAGTTTTTAATTCTAAGTCCGAACTCAAGATTGAACCAACTAAAAGTTTGTTCAGCTCTTGTCTTATTACATTTAAACACTTTCTTTATTAAAGAAATAGCATATTTTTTGAATTGAATATGCTGTTCTTCTGTAAGTGTCCAGTTAAAAAACCACATGTCATCTTTTAAAGCATCTCCCATGGTTTTTTCTATTAAACTAAGTTGATACTCTAAAAGATGTGTTCCAATATTTAATCTATTTATTTTCATCTACCATAAACTTATTTGATCTGGGTTAACAATAACTTTTCTTTTTTTACCATTTGTTTGAATTTTGTGTACAATCTTTTCTGCTCTATCTATATAATATTTATAATTAATATTATCTAAAGGATGTGTAGAAGACAACTTGTTACATACATGCATAACCCATTCGCCAGCTTCTACTTGACTAACATTTGCTGCATTTGTATCACATTCAGGATTTTTCACCTTAAGGAGCTTCTCTCCTGTGTTAGATACATAATACCTAATTAACTTATTGTATACAGTTTTATCACCTGTCTTCCTATTTATTCCTTCATAATGAAAATCTTTGGAGGCTTTCTGTCTTAATGCAAAGTCATAGATGTTAGTATGAGAACAAATACTATCGCTAATAGGTACATTATGAACAAAATAACGTTCAAGGGCAATTGGTACAATGCGTGCACTCTTATTTTTATGAAGTTCAAAATCTGTAAGAAAATCTCCTTTCTTTTTAACATCGTTGTTTGTTTTAATAGCTAAATAATCATTTACTGTTGAAAATATAATCTTTTGATAATCAGTGCGTTCAAGTTCATATGTTGTTAATTCTTGCCACCATTTATTAATCTCATACATTTTGTCTATAAGAGAATTTGATATCCTAACTGTAACACCATCTGTATTAGCAGATATCACTCGTATTCCTGCCAATTCATAAGCTTCAATAAGCATTAATAAACTTAACTCACCTGTTATAGTGGTAAACATAGTTAGTTGTCTATCGTAAATCCAACTCTGCATATCACTGCTCTTACCATAAACACTGTTTACAGCTAATTTAAGAGCACCAACTATACCAGCTATACGTTTATCCTTTTTAGCAAATGGTTTAAGCTCTAGTCTTTTATCAAACATCTTCTTATAGCCAGCAAGAAATTCTTTACCAAGATGATGAGGATAACGACCGTTATTAATAATAATTGCTGGATAGTATGACGAAACATCCCAATCAACAATAACATTATCTTCATCAGCTTCAAATATCATTGGAATATTTTCTGTATGCAATCCACCTTTTGCAAATGCATAAGAATTACCATAAAAGTGTATAGTTTCTTTAAAATCATCTTGTAAAGACAAATTGATTTTCTTGATTTTTTTTATAAAGTTTCGTAGTTCAAGAGTTTGAAACTCTATATAAGGAGCTATACAGGATTTTACAGAAATAAACTTCCTAAATGTTCCTTTTTTTGGAAGATTTTCATATTTAATATTTTTCTCCTGACAGTAAAACTTTTTGATCATCTCATCACCAATCTTACTGTCAGAATAATTAAGACACGGAATACCAAATTCAGATTCTATGTCTTTTCTAAGTTCTATTTGATTGTTTCCTTTATATAAGGGATGTTCACAATCGCCTGTTGTAACCTTATAAAACTCATATGTAGCCATAACATCATTTCTACAATAATCTTTAGTGAGATTTATTTCTTCACTGGTCATGTTGGTTTTTGTATGATGTATAGGCATTTCTTCAATATTCTCAAGATCCATTTCAAACTCAAGTCTTTTTAAACTAACCATACGATTTTTGTTATCATAATGATTAATTTTGAATAAGTCTATTTGTTTAAATGAAAGATCGTCTTCTCTATATTCAGGAAATACATCATAATTTGCATCATGTATAATATCTGCAGCTTTTTGTGCTATAATAGCACATGTTTCCAAAGAAGATAATTCATTCCACCTATCGTTATTCCTAATAATCCACTCAACAACTTGGCTATCAAATCTAAGATTGTTATATCCCACCCAGTAATAATCACTATAGGTCTCAATCAATTTAATAAATCCATCTAGATTTCTACAATCTTTACTAATCTCAAACTCAAAATACATGTCTTTTTCTGGTAAATATACACCCACTAGAAATAGTTCATGCATTGTTTCAATATCGTACACAAGAATCTTCATATTTTATTATTAAATTAAATGTTTATTCATAATCCCTAAAACCTACACCAATTGGAAAGCGTGGAAGACCATCATCAGTTAAACCAAAATGTTTAATGGTGATAGAAGTACCTTCCATTGCATCGTTAATAGAATATAGTTGTTCCTTTTGAGCTTTAGTACCTATCATTTTTGCACGAAACTCTTTTTCACCATCTTTAGACCAACATTTAGCAATTAAATCTTCAACACCACGTTGTCCAAACTCAAAATTTGAGAACGCAAACTCAGATTCATCAAATTCCTTAACCTTTAATAGTGAAGAGCTACGTTGTCCTTGTCCATATTTACCATCCATTAAACGAATCATAGCACCTTCATAACCATTACTTACATATTGGTCATGATATGCTTTTACTTCTTCTTTAGAACCACAAGTTGTATGTTCTACCATTTGTACAAGTGGTGAGTTAATGTTGTTTACTAATTCAATAGTTGATCTTAATCGTGGTCTTTGTAGTTCATTATTCAGCATATCATATGCACGAAACTTTAATTTTAAACTATCTGGACGTTGTTTCTTAACTGCTGCTATTATTTCCTGGAATGTCAGCTCATCACTATAAATTTCTCCATCAAGAATAAAGTTATCAGCTGCACCTGCAGAAACATACTCAAGTACTTCAGCCTCAATGTGATGTAACGTAGTGTATTGTTTACCATTCCTTGATAAAAACTCAATTTGACCATTGTCATGTACCATCAAACATCTCACCCCATCTAATTTTGGTTGTACCAGACATGGATAAGTTACCTTTTCCCAATTTACTGCTTTAGCAAGCATAGGAAGTACTGTTCCATCTACTGTTGTGTTAAAACTTGGTAGACATACTTGTAATGTACCAAGTAAGTCTACTACAGCTTCTTGTTTTAACCCAAGGTCTGTCAAACTCTTATATCCTTCATCATGTTTTCTTGTCCAATCTGATAAAGCTTGTGACTCTGCTTGTTGACCAGGTGTAGTCTCATTACTGCGACCAATATTTTTACCCATTGTGATCAATTCTTTATGTGTAGTAAGTTTACCACCAAGTTGTCCAGCTTGTTTGTAGATAGTTGCTGTGCCTAACGGTACTAACTCGACAGATATATCCCATTGTTGAATAGCACCTGTTTTTGTACGTTTGTATAAAGTTTCGTATTTCATTTTTTAATTTTTAATTGGTTAACATCAACTCCTAATGCTTTAGCTACCTCATCCATTGTATATTCCTTTTGTTTTGGACGGTTGTCTACGATATTTCCATAACTACTCTCAAAGTAAATTTCATTACCCTTTGAATCGTATTCATATTTACGCCAAACTCCATCGCTATTCTCATAGTAAATTACTTTACCACTTGAATCATATTCTCTTTTATACCAACCTCCATCACTACTCTCAAAGTAAATTTGATTACCACTTGAATCATATTCACGTTTATACCAACTTCCATCACTATTCTCATAGTAAATTACTTTACCATTTGAGTCCTTAATTTCAAATGGAAATTCTTTAACCTTTAATTGTTGTGCTATTGTCATTTTTTAATTTTTAATTTTTCCATGTATTTGTTTTTAAAATTCCATTCTCAATAATTAAATATTCACCACTAGTACCCAAACAATCAATTAAATAATACCTACCTCCTGCTGTTTTTTGAGCACCTACTAAATCAAGTTTATTTACTTGAGTATGACCTACTATTTGAATAAATTTTTTACGTAACGTATTTTTATTTGCACGCATTAGTGATTTAGGTCTAATCCAAATTGGTGATTGTTCTTCGTTATCACCATGTGAGTCAATATAACTCATTTTTTTAATACTAACAGCCATTCCAAATTGAAATGTTTTAGGTTTATACTTGAATTGATCATTTAAAATAGTAACTATATCATCTACAGACCAACCATCACTACCAAACACACTATCCATAAACTTACTACTTACACCAGCATGTGAAAATAAAAACTCATCCATTTGATAAGCCATTTGTAAATGTTTTCTATTTTCTCCTATAATATACTGAATAGAAGGTGCAAATGTATTTTGATATCCACTTGTTCCTGTATCACCTATTTCTGGAAAATAATGATGATCATGATTACCTATTAACATAATAACTTCACATTCACCACTTTCTTTATATGCTATTATGTCTTGAAAGTTACTTAATTGATCTAATCCTTTAATATCAAACGAATCAAAATAATCACCTATAAAGATAACTCTGTCTGGTTTTTCTATATGAACTATCAGTTTCCAAACTGAGCGTCCATGTATGTCTCCTATAACTATTGTTTTTTTCATACCATTATATTATACCTACTTACTAATAAAAATAGTCAGATTCATCATCGCTTAATCTTTCTTTAATAGTATCAGCAAAATTAAAATAATTATGTAAATGTTTAAAATTAAAATGCCACAAAATCAAAAAAAGTTGAGTAATAATATATATTATGGTTATTAAAAACCAACTTAATGTTTTAAATAAATATTTCATATTTTATTATTTTTTAAGTATTTACGTTTAAGTATTAAATTGTAATAATCAACTGTTTTTTATTTCCGTCTTTAGGAAATTCAATCCAGGTTTGTGGACATTCCTTTCTACAAACAGCTATACGTTATCTCCTTCTTCATTTGTAATAAACCATTTATCATATGAATCTCCTTCTATACATTGTACGTAGTATATATTTTCCCAATCTTCTTCTGTAGCTGGGAATATAGTGTGCTCATTAACATCTACAACAACGTCTTCATATTGTAAACTCTTTTGGTTGTGTATCAAAGACTGCTTTTGCTGCACCCAGGAAAGCCATAACATACATTTCTTTATTAAATATTAATGCCATGTCTTCAGTTTTACTTTCACCAAGAGCATTAAAATGCCATTGTCCTGTACTCCATCTATTTGGAAATTGTAAATCTCCAATACTCATACATAATCGTTTTAAGGATTCTGGTATTTGTTTGACTTTAAAATCATGCCATTCATTATCCTTATTGGAATATTGTGGAACATATAGGTCAGAACTCATTCTATATCTTAGTTTCATAATTTTTCTATTTCTCGTTTAACTTGTTGCCAATATTGAATAACATCTTGGTATTCCATACCATATCCATTGGTAGGTAAATGATTTAATTGTTCTATTATTTCATCAACTACTATTAATACAGACTCTTTGGCCCAATATCTTTTAGCCATATCAAATAGTGGTATAAACTTATCTACCAATTCTTCTGTTTGTGCTTTTGGTGTCATAATTTTGTTTGTTGTTTTATTAATTGGCTCGTTTGTGGTATTTATTAAAACATTAGTTTTTTTAGTTCCTAATGGCTTTTGTGGCTCTACTACATTTGTAGGAGTATTTAAATCAGTAACTGTAGGGTCTTTTTTAACAAATAAACCTTGTATGT